TATCATCTATGCGTTTTGTTGCGCTGTTTATCACTTAGTTAAATCCTTCATTCCTCAGTCTGTTCAGCTTTTTCTTCACCCACTTGGTGGCCGTTTTGTTGTACGGTATAACTTAAACGTCTTGTCCTCCTTGTATAATTCTTTTCATACCTTTTTACAAGAAGGCTACACGCCTAGTATACAATGCATTCCTTAGGCTGCAACCAAATACCTATTATTTCAGTTATGCTTTAGGGAGTAAGGATTGGGGCACTATCAAGGTTTTCTGTTACTTGTCGTAATTTATACCCGAATACATTTTTTCGTACTATTAGACCGTTATCTTGTGGACGAATGCTGCTTACGCTGCGTTGTACGTTTATCTGTTGTTGACTTTGTACATCTGCTATTGGATAAACGCTTGGACGACTTTCTAACTATCGAATTAGTTGTTACTCATTTAAAATCTTATTTTCGATAATTTTTAAGCTATAGGTTAGACACCGCAAGAAGACAAGGTTAAAGCTGCAAGCATATGGGCTTCTTAGTCGCTGTTAACGTTTTTTGCTGAAACTGACGTCATTACTAGCTTGGTCAACATCCTCAGGCATACTGGTTTATCGTTGTATATGCCCATTCGTCTTGACAAGATGGTGAATCGTTAATAGTCTCTGCAAACGTCTTGTATAACTAGTCCTAGACCGTGTACCATGTCTTGATTAACAGGTGAAGCTAGCTATCTCATACCTTTTTGAAGTGCGTCCAAATCTGCTCCGTATTTTGCCATTGCGCCAGTGTCGTCTCCTGAAAATAAAAGTTTGATGAATTATGCTATGAGATCGTAAACTTGCAGGTAATTCGGACATCTGTAACGATTATTGTCAGCGTCTCTACATACTTTTCTTGGAAGCGCGTTGTAGGCCTATTGGAAGCTATACTCGTTTCTGTTAGCTTCGAGCGATCTAATTATTGCGAACAAATGGAAAGCTTAGTTCCTTGCTGTTCCGTTATACGTTGTCCCATCGACACTGCCTGAAAAGACTGTACCAACTAACTGCGCCTATAACTTGAAAACTGTTTCAGTCACATAATTAGACTAATACTCAACCCATTTACCGTTTACCTTTTTTCTTTGCGTCGTCTTAGGAGATCGAATCTTTTCATTTATTACGCACTAAATGTTAGTTTTGAGTTTTGCATAATACTCCGAATCATGATTGTTCCCTTAATTTTTATGAAAATCTGGATAGTCTTATATGATATTTTTCCTTCTTAAAAGAGCGGCTAATGTGTAATCATATATGAGTCTGAGTATGTATGATTGAGTTGAGTCAAAAGCGCTGAAATCGCTTTAATAAGTATAAGGATAATCTTTCAGTAGCATAATCGTTGCTAATACCTATTAAGAAGTTTTTGACAGGAACCTTGTTGGGAGCCGTTTTTTCATCCATTTGTTCAACTTATAGATTACTGCCCCGGCTCTTCCTCTTACTGCTAGTGGCCCGTAGAACACACATCTTGGTCTAAATGAGTATTTGTTCGACTTATCTCCTTTCTTTAAAACAGTATGATTTTATCCGCACTTCGTCATCATGGTATACGTCTCATCTTTTCTTATGAGTTTATCCCAATTTTAGCTTATCTTTTTCGCTCTAAGCGGATCAATTTACTTTATGTGAGATATGTATTAATCCTTCAGTTTCTAATTCTTCTGAACTTTAAATCCGTCTTGAACCATCTAATCTGTCAAATCGTCTAGAAATCGGTAACAGAATTAAGCAAACTCTCTCATCAAAACCGGGTCGTGATTTACCTTAGCACTTCCTTGTCTACCAAACAACATCCATACTGCGTTCACGGGGCAAGTTTAGGTCATCGCATGTTAAACTAGATTTCCA